CGATAAGTAATGGTTGGGATTTTATCATAAAAAATTCTGCCAGCGGTTAAGTAACCGTCTGACTGGAATGACATTTCAAAAGTTTGTGGTGTCGTAGAGTAGATAGCTTTAGCGGTTTTATGGTCGAGAATATCGATTCCGTTGTCACCGCTGGAAAAGATTAAGTCAATGCGGCCAATATAATTTGGCAGCTTCAAGCCTTTTACAGATAGGTCAATAGAAAATGGTGCTTCAACAGCCAGGATGGAACGATTTTTTACATCACTTACGAGAAAGCGATCCCAATAACCCTTGTACATGTTAGCTGCATGTCCGGGAGACTTTGGGAAAATTGCATCTTCATTCTTCCAAAATGGTTCGCCGTCAAGCTTCCAGAGCTTATGGAATGCTTTGATAGAGATTTCAGTTGCATCAAGAACAGATGGTGAAGAATCCTTAATTAAGATGTTATAAGTAGCTTCTAGGCCGTAATGCCAGCAGCTTCCAAACACAAGATGAATGGATTGTCCGGCTGGTTTGAGGTTCATTACATATTGAAAAAGGAACCTGCGTGGACACGTGAGATAGGTTGATAATGCACTGTAGTCTATTTTTTCGTAAAAATTCATTTGAGAAATCCTCTCGTTGAACTTAATGAAAAAGTGGGGCTATAAGATATCCTTCCTATAGCCCCGGGATTGTTTTCGTATACAAACGAAATTTTCCTAGGATAATATTTTCATTTAATATCAGATGTTAAACTAAATACTTGCCACTCTACCACTGAGTTACCTTGCCTTAATTAATAAGATAAATACATTTAGTTGTTATTTACCTTATCAATGGAGGCAAGAATAGGAATTGAACCTATGACTGCAAGTTATATTTTAGATCTGATATAAACTAATAATTATTTCCTCTATGGAACATACTGAAGGGTCAATAAACTTTTGCCATATATACTCTACTGATGACTCTACTAACACTGGCCCTTATAAATTAGTTATTAATAAATTTAAAAATCTCTTCTCCAATATTAATGTTTAGTGTTTCAGTTGTATTAGCCCGCTGACGGGCTTTTTTAAATGCTCGAATAAGTTTGTCGATCTTTTCAAGCAAAATTGATTTTTCTGCTGGTGAAATCATTCCAGACCAAGAATTGGTTATATACTTACCAATATTGTTTACTTTAGATACTTCTTTTACTTGTGCTGGATGCTCTTTTGTTGCTTCATATAAAACAACTGGTTCTACGACAGTCTCAGTTCTTAGTTTCTCAATTGGCTTTGCTGCCTTATAGATGTTTTTTCCTATTGATGTATCAAGTTCCCAAGAAATTCCAGGAGCTAATGTTGGAATGGCTTCATAAACAGTTCGAAGATATTTTAATCTTGTTTCCATTCCAAGTAAGAATGTTGCTGGTAAGTTAGTACCAAGTGTAATTCCATCTACGATCAAATCTGCTTTAGCAACTTGATTTGTAGCTTCTTTCTGGAGAATAGCATCAAAATAACGTACTTCAGTTTTCTGCATATGAGATAATTTATCTTTTACAGTAGTATCGATTGCTTTTTCTTCTTCTGGATAATCAATACCGTCTTCGATAAATGCTTCATATCGTCGATGCTGTCCCAGGAAGTGATCTGACTTCTTGGTAAAGGTATTCTTAGTTTCTTCAATAATCTTTTTATGTGCCCCTTCAAGATCACCTTCAACAGCAAGTAACTCATGCAATAATGACTTTTTCATTCTAATCTCCTATACTAAAACTAAGCTGGTATTAAGAAGCCGATTCCAACATCGTCATGCTGGCGATACCTGTCAATTCAGGTCGAATGGTGCGCATGGACTTGCTATCCAATGCGTTTCCGGCAGTAGAAGTTAAAAACTTTAGTGATGCAGGACTCGAACCTGCATCCACTCGGTTAATACGACTTGTATCTGTGGCAAAGTCTACTTCCACATAACTACTAACCTCATCTCTTGGCCTTGGCAGTAGCTTGCTGTACCTCTCGATTGTGGCCTAACGTCTCGGGCGTCTACCAGTTTCGCCACTCACTAAATTAAAACTGATTACCGATTGTTGAACTGGGCCAGAACTGCATCACGAACTTCCGGAGGCAGATTGCCAAGTGCTTCCAAAGCTTTCTCCTCGGGAGTCTTAGTAATCCGCAGGGTCGGCTTCCAGTCGCTGAAATCCTCGGCTGCGATAGCCTCGTCAGTATTGCTGAACTCGTTATTGTCGTCTTTCTCTTCCAGCTTACGACGAATAACTGCGCGGAAACTGACCTTCAGCTGGTTCTTTACCATGTTCACGGTAAGATCCTCACCGAGAGCCTGTACCATCTCCTCGATAGTTCCGAGGTTAAGAACTGCCGGCTCAGTTACAGTAATTTCCCTGCTGGCCTGGTTGCTAACTACTTTGATCATGCTCATTTTTGAATCTCCTAATTAGGGGTTTGTAGAATGGGCGATATGCCCGACTTGAAAACGGCTTTTTACGGCCCTTGGTGCTTTCCGGTAAAATCCGGTATTGTTCGGTAACAGTAACATAAAGAATCGCCCTTGTCAACAGATTTCTTTATTTTTTTAGCCTTTTTACTATTTCATAAAATCCTTAAACACTTATTCAATCTATAGGTAAAGCTAAGTTATTTATCCAAACTTGTAATAACATTTCTATTAGAGAATGGTTGCAAAGCTGCTTGGTCAATCGGAGGTGTTGGATACAATTGATCGATGAGAAGTACAAATAATCCTATGATTATAAAAGATGTGAGAAAAAGCAAAGTATTTTTTATTGTCTTCATTTTACCCTCCAAATATGTAATCTAGCTATTCGCATTATTTTTATATCATTTTCGTAAGAGCTTTTACTTTTTCGTGTAAAAAAAGAATTAATGTTACACAAGCGAGTAAGAATAGCATGAAGTATTCGAGTAATCTTTCGCACATTGATACCTCCGTTAGTTTAGCTGCTTATTGAATTATCAAGTACGAGTATTCCATTTCTTAAGCATTACAGTACGAAACTGCTCAATTGTATCATCATCTTCTTCACACTCAAAATGCATATTGCAATTACGACAATGAATATGATCACAGGTATGTGGTTCCCATCCTTCCCAGCCATCACCGCACCATTGAACATCTGCTCCACAGAATGGACATGGCTTTAGATCATTCATAGTTTATTTATCCTTATTAACTTTTTGTACAACTTCATCAAGTGCTTTCGTCTCATTAGTAACATCAATCAACATGTAGGATTTTCCTCCTTGAACTACTTTACAAATGCCTAAAGCATCAACAGTTACGACAGGCACGAGGTTTGCTCTTTCTTTCAGTTCGGCTATCATCTTATTCTTTTCTAAATCAGCCTTAGCTACAAAGAATATTATAACAGCCCAAAAAAGGATCTTAATAGTCAAATCTATTATTTTATCTTTATGCATATTAATCTAATCCCTTATCTGTGGGTAGTACTTCCTTAATGATCGGATCAATGATTTGAAGACTACCAACAAGCTCAGCAAGTTTTTTAGATATGCTAGAAATAGTATCGGCTTTAGAGGCTAAAGTATAAAGTTGATCATACATCTCAGACACTTTAATGAGTTGGCCTACTTTTAACTTTGCTGTTGAATCAGCAAATTCTGAATAATAACCAGTTAAATTAGAAAGTTCTTTTCTTGATGCCTCTAGTATAAAACCATTTTCTGTTTTACCTATAATTCTCATTTTATAAGTTCTCCTTTTAATTTAGGTTATTTGTTATCTAAGTTAATTAACTCAGCTTTATAACATTGAGCATTTATATAAACTCCGCCTAAAGCATTACATTTAGATATTCTTTTATCTGTATAAAAGATACTAAAAATTACTAATACAATTAAGAAAATCATTGTAGCTGTCAACAACTTTTCCATAGCTTATTTCTCTAAGTTATTTGTTAATAATTAATATTCTTCTATTAGTATCTGTAACAAAATAAATCAGTTCGTTTGGCCGCTTGTTGATGGCATGTTTATGATTCCAGGCATAAAAAGTTTCGCCGCGAGAAGTCTGGTAAAGGTTCATTCCGAGGAGTTCTGGCAAGAATTTGCGCTTTATCACCTTTTAAGCCTCCTTCTCAGTTAGAATAAATATTGATTCATAGAAAGCATGAATTGCCATTGCTATCTCAATAGTGCTTTTACCTTTCATTAGGTCAAGCATAACAGATATGCAGATTTCACAAGATAAGCCTTCTCGATATAGTGTAATTATTTTCTTGAGTTGTCGTTTGTTCATAGGTTAGGCTCCTTAATTGTTTTAGCTAAGCTGGCGAATAAGCTGCTGTCGTGCAACTTTCAGTATTTCGCCCTTCTTTTCTTCCGAGAGTTTCCAGTAATAATAATCATCAGCATGACAGATGGTTGTCCACCAACCAGTTTGAAGGTAATTGTTAGTAAATTGGCAATACCTGCCACTATATTCTAAGGCATGATAAAACGAAACATAGGTATAACCAACAGGCCAGCCTCCTGTATTATCAATTGCTTGCATGAAATCTTCCATTTTCATGCCTGGATGTGTGTGAATCAACTCTATTCGAATTAAATTTTTCATATTAATGACCCTCCTTAAACCCTAATTCAAGTATATTTGGAATATCTTCATCAAAATTAGAATTAATATTACGTTCAGTCATTTGATCTACTTGCCATTGTTCATAAGCAACCTTTCGAGCCTTATCAAAAGTGTGAGGCCAACAAGCTTCACATTTGCTCACATCGAGTTGATGCAATGCTCGACTGGCAGCTACATATAATATGTTGGTTTCTTCAGTTGTTGGATTCCCCTGATCAGACGGAATTTTGAAATCATTTGCCAGCCTCACTCTAGACCATTCTAAACCTTTTGCTTTATGTGCAGTAGTTATAGTTACATCGGCTTCGTTTGGATCTTCTACAGTTGATTCAAGAATAGATAGTAAGCGCTCCCTGCCATAGAGTTCGATTAATTTGAGGATAGGCTTAATATCCCCGCCCATCGGAGAATTGGCATATTCAACAAGATCAACAAAGTTCTTAAAAAGGAATAGGTCTGGATGATTTGAATATCCCTGGAGCTTGAGCTGAATTATAGAGTTGATAAGGTATGTAAGTTGTTGCGTTCCTCCAAGGATGTGGACTGATAGATTTTTTCCAAGAGCTTCGATTGTTTCTGCAATAATTCCTTTGTTTGTCCTGCATAGGATGGCATCCACAGCTGGAAGTGGCTCGTAATGAATTGAAGAAGTAACATCATCGTTGCCGTGAAATGGAACATAGTCAAATTGATATGGATAGTAGCCAGTAATTATGGTGTTTGCCATACTTGCGATGTTTTCCCCAAAACGGAAACTTCTAGTAATGTAGAGCTTTGCCAGATTGTCATCCTGGAGTGCATTAACGGCTCCACGCCAACTGTAGATTTGCTGGAAACAGTCGCCAACAAATATTTTCTGGCAACTTTGATTCTTGATAACTTGTGCAATAACTGGGTTGCTGTCTTGATATTCGTCAAAGAAGATAAAATCTTTGTTAATTATTGGATTTGTGAGTGCCCAGATTTTCAAATACACATCATGGGTGATTGGCATAGGCTTATTAACATTTGCCATTTCGTTAAATACAAGATTTGCGTGTTGCACAAGATCCTCACGCATAATATCTAGGTCGGCATCCTGAAGAATTGTTAATCTGGGCAAATGTTTGTACTGAATAACTTCGTCGCTGGAATAGCAATATTTGCGAATCGTATTGAGAATGAGATAACCCTTGTTGGCTGGACTATTATAAAGTTGCCATTCACCGATATCGAAAGTATCCGCTAGTTGTTTACCTGTCAATTTGCTAAGCTTCTTCTTGTATTTGTAGCCGACTGCTCCATAGGCAAGCGCATGGCCAGTTTTGCACATTATGTTGCTGGAAAACTTGGTTGCAGCTTCTTGAGCGAGAAGCTTGTTGAATGAAATGGACAAGCCATATCCTGACATTTTGCGAGCCATTGCAAGCAACAAGAAGGTTTTGCCACTTCCAGGAGGAGCCTGGATAGCATAATTGTTTCCGTCAAGAATTGTGTTGACATGTGCTTCTTGTTCGGTGGTAAGAGTTTTACCTTTGTATTTCATTACCATAGCGTTACCTTTATATTTTATGGAGCTGTATTCCTAAAGAAGCACAATAAGACATTAACTGTATAACAGCTAATTCTTTAGCTCTCTTATGCTGGCATTCTTCCTCAGTCATGTTAGCTATTCTTTCTCGCTCTTTTTGAATACGATTTTCACGTTCAATGATAGTCTTTTCAATTGCAACTGCTTTTCGATGATCAAAAGTTCCACGTCGTTTAGCTTGCCCCATTAAATATCTCCGTAGTCATAATAATCTGGTTCATCCATCTCAGCATCCGGCACATCTACCTCGCAGCAATCCGTTACAGGTGAGCCATAATCAGATGGATAGTGAATGCCTGCTTGGCCAGCTGTGCAATGAGTGCCAGAATAGCTAAATGAGTCGTCTAAGGCAATTATGCGACAGGGCTGATGGCAAGCTGGGCAAAGAAAGTTAGTTGGTGTCTTATAATGTGGAAGGTTTTTCATGGTGATTATTTATTACTTAACCAGTTGTTAAACTTCTTTTCACTTCCCCAACAGGGACTTGGTGCTTCATTATATAAGAAGCCTATGTAAGCTGGCAGATTTTGAATGTTTTCGTCATCTGCATGTTCAATAGCACCACGAAGATCATTTTTAAGAACTGCTGAGAGAAAACCTCCTGGTTTAATGTGTCCTTCAATGTAACGCTCCAATCCATGCATCATACGTTCAGGGATGTAAAAAGTACGAAAAGAATATTGTTCATTCTTAGTGAAGTCCCACATAATAGTGCCCCTTTTTACATTAGATCGGTTAAATAATCTGGCTCTAGGCCAAAGTATTCTTCACATATATTTTCAGCGGATTCAAGAGCATTAAAAGCTATGTATTCTTGCAAGGCTTCCCTGGCTTGCTTGATTATGCCTTGTGCTTCAAGTGAAGAGATGCCATCACGTCGCATTAGAACTTCTTTAATAGATTCGCACATAACAACCTCCGTTAGTATTGAACTACTGGTTCTTGTTATGAGATGGTGTGTTGATAATCCATTTCTCCTGCAATACCAAATAAGACTAAGATTATAATGTATGCAAGGAGTTTGAATATTAATTTCATTGATTTACTCCAGATCAGTTAAATGCATTCTCCTGGTTACTTTGGTTTGGCTGAATTTCTGCCTTACAAAGTCTATAGATTCTTGACTTGGTGGAGATTTTGGATCTTGGCAAAGATAAATAATTCCGTAGTAAAAAGTAAGTTTGATAAGCTGACTAGTTGTTGTTAATTCAGCTGGATCAATGCCTTTAGCCAGTAGGCCGTCACGTGCTTTGGCAAGGTCTTCAATAGTCATGCGAGTTGAAACTACGCGGGCTTTACTCATGGGTGGGTTCCTTTAATTGATTGATTGTTAGTATTTACCAAAAGAACATAGATTCCAGTGCTGTTCTAAATCTTGTTTATATTCTTCAGTGCTTATCCAACTCCTAGCCTCTTCTTCTGTTTCAAATACTCGATTAAGATTGTTTACATAGGATTCATTTTCATATTCAATACCAATATCAGACAAGTACCAGTCATAAGTGAAATCTGTTCTGAAATTATGTACTGTAGCTTTAGGTATCATTATAGCTTCAAATTGTATTGCTGATATTGAACCAACACATACTGCATAATATGTTTTACAAATAACAATGTTGTTTACGTGTATTCTTTTCATATTATACCTCTTGATGAGTGACTTTTTCCTCATCTGCTAAGGATGCCAGGTTGATTTCTTTCTTTTTTGGATTGATGATAAAGATCTGGATTTCTTGCATAATGTCTTGGTCAACTTCATCTGTTTGACCAATGGTCATTTTTGCCAGGTAATCTGTGTAGAGGATCTTAACCAGTTGGCTAAGGCTTGTAAGTTGGAAGTTCGGCTCCAGGCTGCGAACAATCTGAAGGCCACGAGCAAGCTGATGGTTAGTGAGACGAAATGTTATGATTGGACTGCTCATGATTAATTACCAATAGTTTGAGTTGCTTTAAAGGTTTGGATGATAGCTTGTTGTTGTTCTTTACTTAGGGTTGAAAGAATCTGCTGGCAAAGCAGTTCAATATTGACTGGTTCACTGGTTTTTGGCACCCTAATTTTGGTTGATTCCTTCATTTTGATTGCATGTTTATTCATGTTGAGATTGTAATCTATGGCCTGGTAAATGCTGGCTACTTCTTTCCAGGCTTCATAAGCTTTATGGTATGTGGCCTGAGTAGTTTCTTTTTCCTTATTCAGGGGGATGAGTTTAGCTTTGGTAGATTCTAACAATGCGGATAGTTCTTTCTGGTAGCAAGTCTTGCAAAGATGTTCGGACAGTCCAATCTTGCTAATGTTATGAATTTCTTTTTCTGTTAAGTTGAAGCCGATTGCTTCATTGAGAGTGTTGCAAACTGGACAGAGTTTTTTCATATTTAAGCTCCTTAAAATGGACAGCCTTCGAAATCTCCAAGACCTCTTTGTTTATATAATATTATTCCAGTAGTTTTTATTTCTTTAATAATCTCAAAGATTTCATCTAAGCTCTCTGCAAAACCTAAGCAACAAGCACCTTCAGTTTTTTCTTCTTCATTTAAGGGAGCAAATTTATATCCATTATTTGTAACTAATGAAAAGCTCCAGTAAGATATTATATTTTTATCTAAGTCTATTTTCTTAATATATGCTGGCATTGTATCACCATTTCTAAATACATAGATAAACTCGTGACCTTGGAAAGACATAATATCTTCTGCTGTCATTGTCATTATGACCTCCGTAAGACTGCAAATATTTCATTACTGTGGGATTGCTTAGTCAGGGTTTGTTTCTGAAATTTCAAGGTGTTGCCAGCTTTGAGCCAGTTAATCAGTTCAAAGTATGTCACATTGGCAAGATACTTCCATCCCATATGGGTTCCAAATCTGTTGTAGAAACGAATCGTTTTGCCTTTCATAATTGTAACATGGCCTCCTAAGTGTGAATTTATGTAATGGGCGTTCACAGATGAACAGCGAAACTAAACATTTGGTAATATGACAGGGTCAGAAATTTTTTTTATTTTCTTCATTTTGTAGTGATAACAATCATTTGGAAGATATTCAGTTTCTATTTCAACAAATTTTAATAACTTGTTATTAAGTATACAAGGACTACAAGTTATATCTGATGCAACTGGTGCAGGGATATGCTTTTCAGGTGTGAATTTGTATGCTTCTTTCCATGAAGCAATTGAAAGTTCGTGAAGCTTACTATCAATACTATCTTTCCAACAACTGTCATGATTACTTGCATTTGTAAAGTTTTCTACAATTAGAGCATTTATTTCAGAACTCCATCTAAAAGTATTATCTATTGAAATAAATACTTTATGTGGTTTAACTACAATAATATGAACATTATTTCGATCACTATTTTTCCATTTTTCATGGTAAGTATTTCCATTCTTTTCATATCCATGCTGATTGCATGATATTTCTATTTTAAAATAAATACCTTGGTTATTTTTCATATTACGATTATCTATTACCAATTGTTGAGCTAAACAATAAATCCAATTATAAGTTGCTCGATTTTCCATTTTATAATCTCCTTACTGAATGTTGATCTTAATCTCTATGTCATCAGCAAGCACTATGCCCATATTAATTGCTGCATAAACTTCATCTTCGCCGAACAGAATAATTGCAATCAATAAGAAATCATGCTTGAATGGATCAGTTATAAGCCAGTCGATGATGTTCATGTTTGCTTCTTGGTTGAATATTACATTTTGGATGGATGAACTTGCAGAGCCTCAACAATTGGCTGGAATACTTCCTTTGCTTCGTTAATTCCAAAGAAGACTAGCAAAGCAACTGTAGCTATTGCACCAATTGCCCAAAGAATTCCCAGACAAATAGACTCAGTATGCATGGCTTCAAGAGGTGTGAAATGGTTCTTATTGCTACTTGGATTAGATTTCATGTCTGTCTCCATTGTTGAGGTTATTAAATTGACTAACTCATAACCAGGTCAAAACATTAAAATTGCAAGGGCTTTGACCTGGTGATTAGGTAGTTAATTTAAAGAAGAAAGCTCTTTTTCAAGATCTTCCAAAGATTTGCCTTTATCAATATCTCCTTTCTTTTCAGTGATTAAAGACTTCAAATATTGCTTTCTCTGAATAAGGGCAAGCTCATTTTCCCTGGATTCAATTTCTGCTTGCTTAGTAGTAATAATATCTTTTACCAATTCAAGCTTTTCACGCAAAACATTGGTAACATTATTACTGGTGGAAACGAAATCCTCTTCACCTGCATCTTTGATTTGTTTGTTAATACTTTTTGCAACATCATTAAGATTTGCTCTGCGTGAAGTGAGAGGAAGATCAAATAAATCTTCAACCATAACTGAACCTTGAATAGTCTCAAAACGCCACTTTTCAATTGCTGCTTTCTTGTACAGTTCCATAATGTTCTCCTTGTATTAGAATTGTACCTTGATGGTACGGTTGAAAGATCCGCTTACCTTAATGATTATTTCATCAGGCTGAGTGAATGAAAAACCAAGTCCAGAAAGCTGATTATTTGAGCTTGATACTGTCATTTTATTGCCAAGGACTTCGAAGACTTTTCTATGGGTTTTTAAATCCCCCTTAAGGAATTCATTGAAAAATCCTCTTGGGGTTTCTAAGTTTAAACATTTATCCAATATAAAGAATATATGCTTGTTTCCGTGCATAGAAGAATTTTCCCAATAATTTGGTGAGTACATAATCATTTTGGTTTTGTGAAACTTGGTTGTTTTAATTCCCCATACTGTTACTTCTGATTCTTGGTGAGGAAGACTACTTATTATTGAAAAAGTTCCATTTTCGTCAAGCCTAACTTCTACAAAAGTGACTTCTTCATCATTTCTTAATCCTTTAGAATATGAAAAGGTAAAAAGCTTTCCCTCAAGTTCAAGCTCTGCTCTGATTGGATTCAGCATATTGTCTCTTTGCTGATAGTTGTGAATGTAAAACTTATAAGTACCTGGAAGCATTTTGCATTTATTTGTATAGATGATGTTTTCTACTGGCTTTTCTCTATGTCCATCTATACCATTAGCATCTACGTCGAGTATTCCAGATGATGGAAAGCACAGTCTAACGGAAGTATAATAAATATGATTTTTTGGTTCTTGGCAATGTATATCTAAATCTGTTTTTCCATCCCAGGCAGCTGAAAATCTCATTATTACGTTCTCTGTCCTCCCACCGGCAATTTTAACTCTTTCTTTTATTGAATCAGTTACATTACCATTATATACGTGACAAAAGTTATTTTCCCACTGAAACAAAGATGGTGCAGAAGCATCTTCTGGAGCAATTAAACTCATAAGTTTGTTTTGATGTTTGTTTTCAAACAAAATTTCTATACTTTCTGCATTTGGAATTACTCCAGATACGAAATCTTCTATTGATATTTTGTCAATCTTATTTAGGTTTTGTGGTAAATTTGAATGATCACTTAATAGTAAGTCAAATGGACTGCTTTTCATTACAGACTTGATTGAACGGTCGGCAAAGATAACATCATTAATACTTATATCTTCAGCAACTGCAAATCTTCTTTGTAATGAGTTTTCTAAGCCAAGTTCAATAATTTTCTCTTGTGCTTGTTTGATCATTTTTGGTGTTATAACTGCTGAAGGTCTCTGATAGTTTTGTGGAGCAACTTTTGATTCGTAAGCACTTACGGCAATGTTAATATCTTTTCCTTCAGAAAGATCAACTAACAATGTTCCAATTACTGTGTTTCTTATTCTTACTGAAGATGCTTTGATATTTTGCCAAGGAAAGATTGCTTTGTTTTCTGTAGCAAGATATTGTTTTTGATAAATATCAAAATCTTTTACTAAGTTAAGGAATTCTGAGCCTCTGTATATTGAATTTTGATTAATTAGGTCAATTACAGTTTCTACAGCATCGGGATTGATTTCTGTTAATGCTCGTTTGAACATTTCTGCATTTGTATTTGATTCACTAAATTTGGTTCCAATAATTGAATCTTTGCAAACAAGTTGTTTAGGCATAGCTGAATAGAAGTGATGCCAAGTTATAGCCTCATTATAATTGTCTTTATTTGGCTTTCTTCCAGCACTAGATTCTGTAGTAAGAAAAATACTTTCAATTGTACTGGCTTCTACGAGTATTGCTAGTTTTGATGCCACTTGATTGTAAGGAAATTCAAGGTTTGGAAGATTCCAGATTGATATCTGCTTTTCATCTTGAATTGCCACAACATTGCCGATTGCTTTAATGAAGCTGCGGCAAGCCTGGCAATCATGTTCTGATCTTTGTCGAAATATTTTATTTGTACCTTCAGGAAAAGCTTTTAAGTATTCAGAATAAAGAGTTTCTCCAGATATTGTTGTGCGGAAAAGGTTTGATTTGTTAGAGAGAAGTTGAAAGTTGCTATTTATTGCTTCTGCAAATGGTGAAAAGTCACTCATGATGTTTCTCCTTGTCTAGGAATGTTGATCTAAAGGCTAATTAAAATACTTTTATTTAATACTTACCAGAATGACATCCTTCATCACGCCCTGGCCATACCATTTGTGAGGTTCTGGATAGTGTATAGTATAGTGTACCGTATACAATAGGGTTTGTCAACGGAAAAACACGTGTACGGTTTACGGTTGTGGCGGGTGCTACGTTGTGGTAGTTGGTCGGTGGCGTGTATATAGTATGGTGGCTGGGCTGAATAGGGCCAGGAAAGGCGTAGGATGCCCGTAGCAGGCCGGACCGGGAAAACGGGTATGGTGGTATGTCCGTGTAGCGGATGGCGTGTTGGTCGTTCTGGCGTGTTGGCGGGCATAACGGAAAAACTGTGTAATTTCACTACGTTATGCCCGTCCATTCGTTGTGCTTATTCCTCGCTATCAATCCAATCTTTCGGCGGGCTGAAATCAGTTATAGTTGATATTTCTGACTCTGTGTTATTCGGATCATGAAATTCTGATGGTTTGAGGCGAGTTTGTCTTGTTTGAAAAGATAACTCTATTTGGGTATCAATCTCTTTTTCTTTTAATTCTTGTGCTTCTTTTAATGCATGTTCACGTCTGAGCTGCTCGAAGAGTCTGGCGTCTTCGATATCTCTTTGTATTTGTTGGGCTGATTTCTGTGCCTGTTCTTTTATCTGAAATTCTTGCTGTGCCTGGAATGGTTGAGATTGTGCCTTTGCTTGTGCCATAATCTGCCGAATGGTTGTATATGGGTCGATTCGATCTACAGGCAGAGAGATGATTGTCTCAATGGCTTTTATGTCTGCTTGAGCACATTCTAACGATGTGTGGATTGAATGCTTTGATATCCAGTCGATGATTATTAGCTTGGCTGCCTGGGATAATGATGCTATTGGTTGGTCGGGTTCAAGAGTGACGAGTATTCTTAATGCTTTGGCGAGTTGGTAATGGTTTAGGCGAAAGGACATGTGAGGGCTTGACATAATGGTTGCTCCGTTAGTTGAGGTTGTGGTGCGTTGGTCGGTTGGTGACCTGTGGTGACGCTTGGTGACAGTATAGCACGGGTTGGTGACGTTTGTCAAGGGTTTGGTTACGGGTGGTGACATTTTTTGGTGACGGATGGTTATGTTTTGGTGCCGTTTGGTGACGTTTGGTGACAGGTTGCTTGTGTAAGTGGTTGATATTGTTGGGGAATTTGAGGGCTGTGTACGGTTGGCGTCAAAAGAGTCCACGCGTACACCTCCCCCCCGTCTCTGGACCTCGTATTTAAGTATTTAATAAAAAAATTAAATACTAAAACAGACACCCCTCTCCCTTCATGACACAGGGGGGTGGTGTACGGTTGGACACTATTGGCCACTTTTGGACACACAGGTTCGTAACTCTTTGAAATAATTACCTTTTTCTAGCTTACCTGTGGCCATGTGGTGCCAATACGGTGACAGCCGGTGCCAATTATGCGTGTCCAGCCGGTGCCTACTGGTGACAGGTGTATACGTTTAGTGTCCGTTTGGTGCCATTTATGTGTGTCCAAGTGTCCACCTTTGGACACCTTTGGTCACGTTTGATTACGGTTGTCACCACCTGGACACCCTTGGTCGTGTTATTCCTGTTCACCATCGAACAGCCATACAACCATCATATAATCGCTAGTCATGCAAGCAAGGTTGTTAGGCATTTTACAGGTTGTTAGGCATTAGCAATAAGAAAAGCCCGAAAAGGTTACAGGAACCTAATCGGGCTAGACTGATAACAGGTTGTTAGGCTTTTTTATTGTTTCATTCTTTAGTTAAAATTCTTATTACTATATCACAAATAACCTTTTCCAATTCACTATCAGTGTAGAACATTTCATCTGCCCAATTATTAGCCTCAATACGTTTTTTGTCTGGATGCCAGTCTTTAGATTCCTGGATAACCTGTACAGCTACTTCAATCATCTTTTCATAAGTTGTCATTATATCACCTTTATCTAGTCAGTTCAATACAAATGCCCGTCTGAATGGCCTTGTTGTATCGTTCAGGCATCAGGCCAAGATATTGTAAGACCCGGCTAACATTATGGCAGTCTTGACATAAGATGCACCGGACAATTTTCATCTCCTCACGATCTGAAGTCAACTTAATTGCTTTAGCAAAACTAATGCCATAAGAAACATCCTTTGCAAGCTTAGTAATTTTCATGGTTTCACCAGGTGGAAGTCAACTTCATTAAATTGCTGATACCATGCTTCGATAACCCATTCAGGCAGATAAGGGGCTGATTTACGATTAAAGAAAGCTATGAATCGTTTAGAATATTGCATGGCTACACCTCCAGGCTCGGGCACAATCGCATGGACTATGCCCGAGTTGAATGGTTGCTAATTGTTAGCCGACATACCTGCGATAATTGCCGCAAGTTGTTCCGGGCTAAGTTTGGCCATTGCCTCAATTGCTTTCTGTTCGTCACTCTTGGCGCTTGCCGGACGTTCAGCAGCTTCCCATTTCATCTTGTCCACGTTTTCTTGACCAAGCTCAGGCGACCATTCGGCACCTTTCTTTGTTGCCTTAAAGGTTGCTCGTGCATCAATAAGTTTTGCCTGTACACCTTTCTGCAAACATGCATGAAGGCATCCGCTTTCCTTTGCCCAAGCAACCAACTTTTCCTCGTCGCTAAATTGTTCGCTTGTCGGAAAGATTCTTCTTGGCAAAGTGTGCTGTACCATGATGCCAACCGCCGGGACTGAAGTCTCTGTTTTCAACGTATCCAGTGTTACAAAAATAGATTGTGCCATGATAAAACTCCTTTATGATGGTTAGACTACGAGTGGCCAGAACCATTTCCAGCCTGACAATTACTGTTTATCACCTGTGGAAAGGTATGTCAAGTTTATTTATCCAAAAGTTTACCTATAAGTTTTGTCAATTCTCTATCTGTCTTTTCACCATAATCTTTAACAAATCTTTCCCTTTCTTCTTTTGGTAATACAGCGCAATGATGAATACAAGCAAATATTACCATCTGTTCAAGTTGTGGTAATTGGTTCAATATTTCTCTTGTCGTCATGATATTCTCCGTTGCAAAGGTTTGACCGCTCTAACTATCCCGTTTCAGCCAACTATAAATCTTAATCATGTTTACTTGTACCAAACGGGGAAAGTCTTGTCAAGAATTATTTTGCACCTTGTTTCATTTCCCAATTGCTTGACCTTTCCCAATTACAATACTTCCCCATGTTCAGGCTGTCAAGATTTATTTTGCATGTCCATTCTGCCTGGTACACCTTGCCTGGTCATTGGCAATATAGCCTGGTACAACTTGTATGATGCTCGACAGTCTGCCAGGACCATCATGTTAAAATATTTCCCTTGTTGGATTGTTCCACAGTTTGCCAGGATTACCTGCTTGCCTGGTGTAACTCTTGTATGATTGCGACGTATGTCGCGGGAACAATCTTTCTTGTGTGTAACCTGCTTGCGTGTGGATGCCTCGATCTCTCTGTAGTGGATTAGGCTTTCTATATAGAGTTGCAGAAATAACCAACTTCACATTGCCGTCAATCCGGACAATTACCAACCTCGTTCATAAATGAACATCAAGTAGGGAACAATTAAACTGGCATAAGTAATCAACTTGGTTTACATAGAAACTTGGTAGCCTTAGCAAAACAGCCAGCCCTTAGATATTATAGGAGGCTCAATATGTTTGCCGGCATTATGGAAAAAGCAGGAAAATTAAGTCCTTATGCATTTTAATATTGACCTTTTCACTATAATATGTCAACGTAAAATAAGACAATTCCAAAAGGTTCACAACATCCATTTAACCCACTTCACCTGTAAAGCTGTCAACCATGTTGAAAGAACTCAAATCTCAGCACCGCAACATAATTCAGATGGCCTTTAATGGTTATAAGAATCAGGAAATCGCTGAGCGTCTTGGCATGGCACAATCATCCGTATCTACAATTCTGCGTTCACCGTTAGGTCAAGCTTACTTAAATGGCCTTCAAGACAGGGCGCACGAAGCAACTTTGGACGTTCGTAAAAAGCTAGTCAGCCTCAACAAGGAGGCGCTAGCAACCTTCGAGCATCTTCTCAACTCGAGTTCCCGCAAAGCTGTTCCAGCATCCGTACAGTTTAATGCAGCCAAAGATGTGCTTGATCGCAATGGTTATAAGGCTCCAGATCGTTTGAACATCGACATGACGCTGCAAACCAAAACTGATGAAGAACTCGATGCTGAGATAGCTGCAATCGAAGAAGCTATCAACCGTACTGGTGGTAAAAATCTTCCAGAGATTAAAAAATCCTTACGACAAAACTTATCATTTACGACCATTCCTCTTACTTCAGATCATGCTGTTGTCACGAATACTGCCAACGAGGATGATTTATCTCTGGAAGATTTGTTCTGTACTGAAGAACAAGCTGGCCTATTTATTCCTGACGAATCTTTTGAAGAGCCCCTTCTGATGGAAGACACCTCAATTTTAGAAGACCTATCATTTGATCCCTTTCACAATATTAAAAGGTCATAATGATGGATCTTTCCCACCTTGATAGAGACCGCAAAGAGCAATACCTCAAACTATTGCAAGCCAAAAACATTCGGATCAAGCAAAATAAGATAGTCCAGTATTATCCAGATGACGGCGAGCTGAGTCGGCATAACTACCCTAAGCACATGCAGTTCTTTGCAGCCGGCAGCACATTTAGTGAACGCTGTATCATGGCTGCAAACCGAATTGGAAAAAGCGAAGGAATTGGTGCATACGAAACAACTCTTCATGCCACCGGAAGATATCCTGCTTGGTGGACTGGAAAGCGTTTCACCAAACCAGTTTCCATCTGGGCCTGTGGAACAACCAGTACAACTGCCAGGGACATCGTACAATATAAGCTTATTGGCAATCCTGAAGAGTATGGTACTGGACTCATACCAGAAAAGTATATAATAAAGACATCTCCTAAGGCCGGCGGAGTTGCGAACGCCATAGACATGATATTGGTCAAGCATATCTCTGGTGGCATATCTCGGATTAAGATCAAGTCTTATGCAGAAGGCCGCAAGTCTTTTGAAGGCACAGAGCAGGATTTAATTTGGCTGGATGAAGAATGTCCATTGCCAATCTATACTGAATGTATAACCAGGACCATGACAACGAATGGTCTAATCATGCTTACCTTCACACCGTTAGAGGGCCTAACTGATACTGTTCTTCAGTTTATGCCAAACGGAAAGATTGAGGATAATCAAGAAGGCAGTAAGTTCCTTATTCAAGCTACATGGGATGATGCTCCACACTTAACCAAAGAACAGAAAGACAAACTCTGGGCAGCCTTACCACCACATCAACGTGACGCCAGGTCGAAAGGCGTTCCGCAGTTGGGAGCTGGTGCAATTTATCCAATCCTCGAAAGTAATATTACAGTCGCTGATTTTGCCATCCCAGATCATTGGCTCCGTTGCTATGCGTTGGATGTAGGCTGGAAGAAGACTGCAACTGTTTGGGCAGCCACAGATCCTACCAGCAACATAACTTATCTGTATTCCGAATATTATCAGGGCCAACAGTTGCCACTGATCCATGCGGATGCTATTAAGGCTCGAGGAAATTGGATTCCAGGCGTAGTTGATTCAGCTGCACATGGACGCAGTCAAGATGATGGTAAGCAACTTTTTGAACAATACCTAGGATTAGGTCTTGACCTCGAAAATGCTAACAAATCTGTTGAAGCCGGCTTATATGCTGTATGGCAAATGCTTAGTACCAACCGATTGAAAGTATTTGGTTCGTTGGTTAATTGGTTTTCAGAGTTCAGGATTTATCGCCGGGATGAGAATGGGCAGATAGTTAAAGATCGCGATCACCTTATGGACTGCACTCGATATCTAGTTATGTCTGGCCTCAAGCGAGCGATCGCCAAGCCATATTGGGAATTTCAGGCATGGGAAGAAAGCGAACTTTACAATCATCAAGAAGCAAGTCTGGTTACAGGTTATTAAGCAATGAGAACATTATGAAAGGTGAAAAGATTCTTGGAGAGTTCGAGCTTGGTCTTAGAAGAGTAAAACTAATTGCTATGCAAGAAAGTGGTGGGAGTCTTACTTGTTTACCAAAATCAGGATCAGCTGAAATTAGAGTGGGTATTAAAACTAATAAGTGGCATGAATGCCTTTCTGTTTTAATGCATGAATCTATTGAATTTGTTTGTATTGAAATGGGTTTCAGATTTTATCCAAACTTAGATATGTCAAGAGATTCTAATAGACTTTACTTCTTTTTTCAGCATAGTGACTTTTCAGAAATCATAGCAAGAGCAGGTGAGTTTGTTGCTTCTGCAAGTAAGCCACTTAAAAAGTTTTGGAGAAAAGAAAATGACAAAAGTAATCAGAGTTGAGAAAGCAGACACAAGCGACGAAGTCGCCTACACATATTTTCACTCTACTTGCTCTTTACGGAATACTAATAAAATAATTTAAAATTTTTAACAGGTAAACCAGGTTCCTGAATAAATCTGGTATTAAAATTCTTTGGAGGTAAAACCCATGGAAAAGAAAATTGAAGAGGCAATAAAATTATTGGCTGAAAGAATTACTAAAGATGTAAAATCAGATGATGCATTAAAACTTACTCAAGCAGCATCGAATCTTGCTCATGTATTAGCGATAAAAGCAGATATTACACAGACACAAAGTAAATTAAATTCTAAATAATATATTTGACTCTGCAGGAAATTAATAATGGCTAATAATGGTTTTGAATTTCCTGTAGAGGAACTTGTTGATCCAGGCAATCCAGCGACTCCGATGGCGAATGCAATTATAGCTGGCCAAGCGACGAAGTCGCCTACACGAACCAACTCAACCCTTAATACCGGCAGTAATCTACCAGACGATGAACAGGCAAGCTTAATGGGTCAAGTTCCATTTTGGGCAACTGAAGAACCCATCGAAGATATTATAAATCCAGTTCAAGTTGATCCTATGATGACTGCTCTGGTTGAGAAAGAAGCCCTGCGTGCTGAAGCAGTTGTCCTCATCACAAACTTGGCAGATAAACAAAATAAGGAAACCTTAGCAGATATTACGACAAAAGTACTAGAAGGCTACAAGCTCGATCTAGCTAGCCGCACAGAATGGGAAGCACTTAATGTGCAGATCATTGACCTAGCGAAGCTGCTCGTAAAGAAAAAGGTTTATGCTGGTGAGGTCGTTGCCAATGTTAAGTACCCCTTAATAATTAATGCATGTATCCAGTTTGCTGCCAGAGCATATCCAGAACTTATCAAAGGTAACGAAGTTGTCAAAGGTAAAGTAGTTGGATCTGATCCGGACAATATTAAGTTCGACAAAGCTCAACGAATTTCGCAGTTTATGTCTTTCCAGCTTCTGTCACTAATGGAAGATTGGGAAGAGGGCGTTGATCAGCTACTTTTTACGTTACCAGCAATTGGTTGTGTATTTAAAAAGAGTTACTTCGATGCAATTGAACGGAAGTCAGTATCTCAGATAGTCTTCGCTGATGATTTGGTTGTAAATTATTTTGCCGAATCACTTGAGAGGGCTCCACGAGTTACACATAGAATCTATTTGTATCATAATGAAATCGTTGAGCGCATCAATTCTGGGATCTTTATCAAGTTTGATGTAGCAGAACTTGGACAAGCAACTAGCGATAAGACTGCCGATGTAGATGAAGATACTCCACATTTGTTTCTTGAACAACATCGGTGGTACGACCTAGATGGTGATGGCTATCAAGAACCGTATGTAGTAACTGTCCATGATCAATCACAGAAGTTAGTTCGCATATCACCTCGGTTTGCTACGGATGGAATTATTCGTAAGTCTGATGAAGCTGGAGTAGTTGATCCGAACGGACCGATTGTTAAGATCATCCCGGAGCAATATTTTACTCGATTTATTTTCATGCCTGCGATTGATGGCGGCTTTTATGGTATGGGGTTTGGCTCTCTTTTGATGAGCAGCAACTCTGCTATAAACACAGTTATTAATCAGCTTCTCGATGCCGGGACGTTATCAAATCGACAGTCTGGTTTCCTAGGGAGAGGACTTAAGCTCGGTAGTGGCAAATCCATTCAAGTCAAATCTGGCGAATGGAAACCAGTTGATGCTACCGGAGATGATCTGCGCAAGAATATCTTCCCCATGCCAGTACGTGAGCCCAGTAATGTTCTCTTCCAATTGCTCGGCCTGTTAATCGAGAGTGGCAAAGAACTTGCCGGCATGACAGAGATTCTTGCTGGTAACTCTCCAGGCGCAAATGTTCCGGCTGAATCGGTACTTGCATTGATCGAGCAGGGACTGCAAGTCTATAGTGCAATCCACAAGCGGTTGTATCGTAGCCAGTATAAAGAGTTCATAAAGTTACGGAGGTTGAATGCTCTTTATCTAGACCAGATGACTTATAGTGTTGTCCTGGATGATAGTGCTGCAATTGTTCAGGCTGACTTCTCTAGTGCCGATTTCGATGTTGTTCCGGTTAGTGATCCGAACAGCACGACAATGATGCAGAGGTTGCTCAAGGCAAAAGCTATGCTAGAGTTGCGAGGCCAAGGACTTAATGATCAGGAAATCTTGCGGCAATACTTACTTGCACTTGATATCGAAGATGTTGAGCGGTTCTTTCCTGTAGAAGATCAATCTGATCCTGAGAAAGAATTAACTGTGAAGAAATTGCAAGTCGAAGTTGATGAACTGAATGCGAAAATTGAAAAGCTTAGAGCAGAAACTCAAAAGATTTTAGCAGAGATTCCAAAGGCTCAACTTGAACAAGAGAAGACCATTGAAGAAATGGATAATGATAAGATAGATTTAGCTCTTAAAGATAAGCAAATTTCTGGGCAACTTGAGCTTGGGCGAAGTCAGCAAAGCTTAGGCAAAGCACCTGGTGGATTAAAAGAAAGCACGGTGAAACGTGAATATAGTTAAGGAGACAATATGGATGAATTAGGAAAGAAAAAGAAGAGCACGTTTTCTTTTTTACGTGCACTTGGTTTGGGTAAAAACAAGAATGATGCTCCAGACAAGAATGTTTTTTATGCTGGGAATGTAACAACTGCTGCAAATAAGAGAAAGAAAGAATTGGAGAAAGCTAATCAAGACTAAGGATATCACGATGCTAACCAGTGAACAATTCCAAGAGTGGAAAAATCATCCAGTAACGAAAGAGCTTTTTGCTGAGCTTAAAAAGACTAGGCAGTCCATAGTTGATCAGCTTGCTAATGGAAATAGCATAGGTCCAGATGCACAGGCAACACATGGATTTACTAACAGAGCAGTTGGCCAAATAAACGGCCTGGATCAGCTTCTTAATATTTCTTTTGAAGGTGACTCTGTAGAGAATGAAGTTGATGAGATAAGTGGTTATTGAGAATAACAATTATTTAAAAGGGTAATAATTATGAGTGACGAACACATTATGGATATTAATCAATCTGGTATTATTCCGACTGGCGGGCATTTGTTAGTACTTCCTGAAAAGGTTGAAGAAAAGACTAAGGGCGGAATCTATTTGCCTGAGACAATTCGGGAAAAAGAACAGCAAGCAGCTACAGTCGGCACCTTGATTGCCATCGGCCCCACTGCCTGGAAAGACCTTGATGACGGAGTAGCCTGGGCGGAAGTAGGCGATAAGATTAGTTACTCCCGATATGCTGGCGTGTCAATGCCTGGCAAGGATGATGAATCTTATGTATTGATTAATGACAATGATGTTTTGGCTCGGTTACTCTTTTAAATAGGTGTTATTATGGCAGAAGAATTTGTGCAAGACATTATTATGGCAGCCGAAGCAACTGATAGTTCTTCTACAGAAGCAACAGACAGCACTGGTAAGTCCAGCGAATCTGTTGTGGTAGCCAGCTCTGGTGATGATCAATCTTCCAATCAAACGAAAACCCCTAATGGTAATGCTGATTCTGATCAAACCAAGATTGCTCCTTCTGTAGAAGAACTTGCTTCACAACTTGGCTGGCGTGCTGATCATGTAGGTGAAGATGCAGTTGATGCAGTCACATATATTCTGAGGTCGAAAGACATTCAGAAGGCAATGAGTAAGCATAACAAAGATTTAAAGGAGAACCTTAGTGCTGTTCAGGCATCTGTAAATGCATTGAAGGAACACAATGAGAAAGTTTATCAAACTGAAGTTAAAAAACTAACTGCTGAAATAGAAACTCTTAAGAAGGAACGCAAGTCGGCTATTGAGCTTGCTGATGTTGATAAAGTTGAAGAATTGGATGCACAGATCGAGGCTAAGAAAAATGATCTTGCTGCGCCAAAAATTAATGATAGTAGCAAGTCTGGTACTGTTGAAAATCCTGTCTATGACGAGTGGATTACGGATAATCAATGGTACTTGGAAGACAATGAGATGGCACAGTTCGCTGATAGTGTGGCGCAGAATTATGTAGGTGCTCCTCTTCCGAGGATTTATGCACTGGTACGGCAGAAAGTTCAGGAGGTTTTTCCAGAAAAGTTTGCTTCTAACAAACCTGGAACAGTTGCCAATGTTGTAACGAAACCAATCGGGCCTGTTTCTCCAGTTGACAAAGGATCAAACAATAAAGGTGCCTCAACTTCTTTCAGTAAAGCTGATCTGACGCCTGACCAAGTTAGTATCATGAATCAATTTGTTCGCGGCGGCATTATGACCGAAGAACAATACATTAAAGATATTGCAAGTATGCAAGAATAATAAGAGGATTATGTTATGACAGAGCAGGCAAATAAAATAGAGAGTGTTAAAAGCGAGCAACCGCGTAAGAGAA